ACCTCCACCCGGTGATAACCCTTTCATAGAATTAGCTATCATCATGTTTTGCAATTGCTGCATCTGTGGAGTGTAAGTAGAAAATTGCTTTTGCTGACCTTCTCGACCATAAATCGCATTAGAAACACCGCTATTTTCTTTACCACGAGCCATATAACCGCCTACTAATGCTCCGGCTGCTGCTTGACCCAAATAAGGTAATACATATTTAGAAAACAAAGCACCGCCTGCCTTTGCTAACCCTGCCATCGCTACTGGTACTGCCATAATATCCTCTACAAATTATTAATTTTAAAATTATAAATATACTAACTTAAAGCTTAATGTATTCAAGAACTACCCAACTTTCAGTGTAAGCGGTCATATTTGTTATGGTTGTTATTGAAATATTGGCACCAATTATACTAATAGAAACTGGATTGACCGCGTCAACATAAGGCAAACACAAATAAACCTTTCCAGCTTTATCATTAGCTGTTCCATAAATACGAGTAAAAGAAAGAGTATCTGTAATAATTATATTATGCGGTATTAATTTTGTTGTAGCATTTAACAACGCACCACAAAAAACTATCTTCCTATACACTTGTCTAGGCTCTGCGTTTAACTCAGAGCTTGCACTGCCTACAACACCAACAAAATTAGTAATCTCATCTATTGGACACCAAGTTTGACCGTTTATAAACTCGGTTTGCGTATATATAGCACTGTCTTTTAAGTTTAAGGCTATAACTATCTTGTTAATATTTTGGTACAGCCTTAAAAATAACTCTTTATTATCTATTTGACCTTGAGCAGCTTGCAAATATTCTTCCCAGATCTGAGTAGTATCTAAAAATAAGCCAACATTTTCTTGGTTCATTATTGTAGCCCGCTTGAAGTAGGTTGTGCATAAATAATCATCGAGTGTAATTGAAAGTCTTGTTCAACGCTGTAATTCGTTACAGATGTAACAGGGTCAATATCAAAAACAAAAGGTTGTTGATTATCATTTACTAACTGTATTTGTACAAATTCACCATCAGCAGACAAATAAACACTGTGCCAAAGCTGAGCCTGTTCTTTTTCAAATGGGGCTAACTCAAAAATTCCTTGGTTAGTTGTAACAGATGGGTATGCAAAAGTTGTTAATTGGCTATTTCCAAGCAATGCAGAAGTATCTTGAGGCAAAGGAACATCTGAAGCAGTATTTAAATTGTAATTTACTTTTATATATCCATTAACTGTTCTGTTAACCATAAAATTAATACGAGAAATGTAAGCATTATAGTCTTTACCTAAATATAAATTAAAATCTTTGCTGTCTATTTGTATTAAGCTTATTCTTGTGATTTGCCCTTGTCCTACATAAGTGCCAGTTAAAACAATTAGTTCTTCTTCATCAGTAATAGTATTAAATCTCTTAAAAACAACTTTAATTTGATTTCTGTTTTCAACAGTTAATATTTGTCCAACAACTTTAGTTAAGGTATAAGAAAGTGGCGGGTCATCGCTTGTTGTCAAACTTATAACTATCCCAGTAAGGGAATCAACTGCTATAAAATCGCCAGCTTCAAGATTATGATCAACAGACCAAATAAATACTGCGCTTGAACCTACTAAGTTATTAACAGTTCCAGAAGTATCAGAAATACCAGTAATCTGTAAAGAAGCAGCATTTACACTTAAACTATAATCTAATATATTTAACCAGCCTTGTTGATTTCCGCCTATAACCTTTAATGATTTTATAGAGTTAGTTGTTCCAACTGACCCACCCCAAAGATCTAAAGTTTGACCCCATTCAGTATTTGACGACCCCCATGTAGCAGCTGAAGAAGGGTCAGACAAACTAGTTTGGTAATATCCTAAAAACGTATAACTATCTCTAAATATTGCCCAAGAGTTATTAACATAATTATAAATAAGCATATTGTTTGGATATGGAAAGTCTGCGGTTCTTGCTCCGCCCGGATAAGTCCAGATAGCTATTTCAGGCTGATAGTTCCTTATACCTACAACTCGATCAACGCCTGCCTCTAAGTTATGTAAACCAAAAACAAGGTCTGGGATTTTCTCATCTATTCTAACTACATTAGCACCAGTACAGCTATGAATCCCTACGTTTCCAAAACCTAAAACTGTTTTATCAAAAGGAATAGTACTAAAAGTGCTTTCACACCCAAGCTCTGTATTTATTTTTTGCCATGTAAACGGATAAATTTGATTTCCAGTGTAAACTAATTCCCAAGTAGATCTTTCAAAATAAACTATTAACCTGTCTTTTAAGAACTCAGCAGACACTATAGCCTCTTGCGTCGCTGCATCTATAGCGTTACCAAATCCTGGCAAGTCTTCCATAAAAGACACAGACGTATAAATAGCGCCTACACTTGCGAACAATGGATTACCTACAGCACTATAACGACAACGATTTCTAAATGAAGTGTCAGTACCGCTTACGTTTTCAATAGTATTTAGTAATATTAAACGATTTTTAAATTGTAAAACTATTCTAGCTGTTTTTATTAATAATTGATTACTGTAGTAAACTGATGTATTAAGGCAAGGAGTAGCACTAGGTGCTATAACTAACTGACCAGTTGCTAAATCAATTGTTGTACCTGGTTGTTGAGCGCAAGGACTTGAAGTAGTCAATGGGACAATTAATAAATCACCGGTAGCAGCTGGTACTACCAAGGCGGTACTACCTAATATAAAAATATCGCCTGGCAAAGGTACTGGTACTACGAAAAACGGAGGAATCGCAGGTACTGCCCCAACGCCGTTAGTTGTTGTTATAGCAGTGCCTTTGCTGTAAAACAAAGTAGGCTTACGCCATTGAGCTGGTGCAGTAGCTATAGAAGTTCTATATCTTATGCCATCTGCTGGCACAAAATTCGTAACCCATAAATAATTTTCACTAGCAGTTACGCCTCTATAGTTAGTAATCCAAAATAAATCACTATTTGTACCAGTCCATACGTCAGCACCTGTAGTAAGTCTTACCCAAGCAGTACCACTATAGTAATAAGCAAACTTAGTATCAAACGCCACTGTAGTTTCATCGTTAGTAGCTGAGTTTTCATACTGACCTATACCTGTAACAGGCAAAGCGGGGTATAGATTTATTGTTAATGGTAAGGCTACAAGCGGAACGGTATTATTTGTAATTGTTAATACGTTACCAGCAATGGTTGCCGTTACAGAAGTAAGAAAAGGAGGATTGGGATTAGTACTTAAAAGTGCTCCAGCTATATCAACAACCGTAAAAGTAGTATTAGTACCACCTTGCAATTCTATTTTCATTCCCACAGCAATAGTAATAGGTATAAGATTAAAATCTACTTGTCCAATTTCAGGGGAAGGACCTGGAGCAGTAATAACTATAGGGATATTTGGTATACGCAACCGACTAGAGTTAGCATTAGCACCCATAAGTACAGAACCTACACGCTTTCTAACTCTACCCCTCCATGTATAAGCGTTTTTCATGACCTCAAAAGCGTTGTCAGGCAAAAGCCAAGGCAAGACATTAGTTTGAAACCCTGATTTGTCGTCAGTGTATCCAATTATAAATTTATCTATTGGCATGTTAGTATCCTATGCAAAGCCAGTAAACTTGAACTATATTTGGTATTGAGTTAGTCCCTCCGTCGTTTCTCTGAATTGTAAAAGTAGTATTAGTTATATTAGTTACTGATATTACATTATTATAAGCAATTGGAGGGTCAACATAAACTGTAAAGTCAGCAGCTTTAGGGGTAAGCTGAACGCTTAATATTTTTGTAAAAGCTGGTCCTGTTCCAGGAAAGTTAGCATTAACTACTACATAACCTAGATTATCACCTGGAGCAACAGGTCTGATAGCATTTGCTGGACTTCTACCCCATTTCATAATTATACCACTTGGCAAGTATGTATAACCAAATCCTGTATTACTTGGTGTTTGTTCTTGCGTTAAAACTGAATACGAAAAAGGTATTTCTGAAGTTGTGTAGTTTACTCCAGCATCTTTACGTACTACATGAGCATATAGTTGTGTAGTGGCGTTTGCAGGATTTGAGCCAGCTGGTAAAGGTCCGGCTAAAGCATACAAGCCTAAAGCAGATACGCCAGTTGCTACATCTATATTAGGCATGAATACTGGTGCTGCCGCTTGATTCATCAAGGTAACTTTATTATGTTTACCTTCGTCAGGTCCTCCGCCTGTTATGACAACATGATCGACTAATGTCCAACCTTCTACAGCTAAAAAATTGTTCCTAATTGGAGCTGTTGTAGCAGAAATAGAATCGGTTGCTTGAGGTGTGTTATACCATGGCATAATAAAAACCTTTAATTTAAAATTGTTTTTATTAGATTAACACTGCCAAACATAGATTCAATTATGTTATAAAATGGTATACCTCAAAAAAAAGTATACCATATAAACTTTGCTACTATTATTTAGAAATTACCACTACCAAAGAAGCCAAAAC